TTTTTAAAAAAGAAAACTGTTGCCCAGTAAAAGGGTATACTTTGTTCACTAACAAAATCAAACTCGCTAGTATCTCTCCATCCTGCAAGATCATTATGATTAGTATAAATCAAAAATTCATTTGACTGATTCCAAACGTAAGATAAAAAAGAAGAATTTATGATAAAATCAGAATCTATAACCAGCGTTTCATCGTAAGGAGTTACTGTATAGCAATCAACTCTATTTGAGTTTTTCCAAACATATTTTGTAAATTCGTGTGTTCCGTTGTAAAAACGTTTTGTCTGTGTTGTATTATCAGTTGAGTCAATTATCTTATCAAATACAACAACTTCATTAGGGAAATTATCCATTAAGTATTGTTTGCTATCAGTAACTAAAGACACTGGTCTATTCAAAAACTTTTTAGCACGTTTAGCTGAAAGAATTGCCAGTTTTACGTAGTCAACTCCGTCAGAATTAAATGCAAAAATTAAAATACCCTGTGTCATAGATCAATCAATCCCTCAACTGATCTATTTGATTTTAATGTTTTATATTTTGTTTGGAATTCGTTTACTGCTAGTGTGTAAACATTAAGGATATTTTCTAAAAACTTGTTTAAATTATCAATATCAACTGGTAAATTGTTATCATCAATTAAGACTGCATCAGTTTGCTTAAGGTCAATTAACGTTTTGACAAAATTGATAAGCTCACGTGAAACTTTAAAGGTAGCCCCGTTATAGAAGTAAATTGTTTGTTGTTGATATTCTTCAAATGCAACTTGTTTTTGACTAGCTAGTGTAGTCATATAATTGGCTATATCAAACGCCTTTTGTAACTGCTCGTCCATAGGACCTCCTGAACAATAATTATACTATATTATAATTATCGTGTCAAGTGATTTGGATTTAAATTTTATAAGGTTGTTGTAGACGCTGTTGGTGCGGGCAATGCTACATTTGCACCAGTTGGTCTAAAGAGCTGAACTGTACTTGTTAATACCGCTCCTGCCCCAGTATTAACGTTTTCGTCAACGCCGGTAGCACTTCCACCTTTAGGTATTGGCGTTATTGGAGGGTCTCCACTGTCATCATCTCTAAATTGTATTTCAAACGTTAAAACTGTGGCCGTATTATCTGCGGCGTTCTTTTTAACTTGAATATTATAATCGTTTTCTAAGTATACGCCAGCGGCTGCTGGTTTTACAAATACTGTTTGATAAGCTGTTGTAAGTCCGTACCAACCAATACCAGTTGTTGGATACCCGCTAGCGGCGCCAGAACCTGTATAGGTCGTGCCAAAACTGCTAAACTTAATCGTTCCCATGTCACTTAATAAAGTAGTCCATGATGTATTTTTATTAGTGGTGCTTCCACCAGATCTACTAGCACTAAATCTTATTTCACCGCCAGCGTTAAAAAAGTGTCTTGCCGCGTTTGAGGTAGCAAAGGTTATTGTAACTGTGTGACTAACGACCCCGTTCCATGCTGTGGTACGAGTTTGCCCAGCACCAGCTAATGTTTCTGCGGTTCCTTGATTTGTTGCTATTGTTAAACGGTTTGTAGTACATGTTGTTGCAAAAGTTTTGAAAGTGTTAACAAACGCATCATCAACCAATAGGCTAGTTGTTGCAATGCCTAATCCTGCACTTTCATCAACACCAGTTTGGTGTTGTCTAATCTTTAATAAATCAGTTCTTAAGTCAACCCATTGTGCCGCAGTAACTTTTAATGTTGAATCAACTTGGCCGCTTGTTACTGTTTGCCCATATCCCGATTCAGCAAGACCTATGCCCAACAAAAAATTTGCTGTACCTTGAACGTTATTGTAATCAGCGGCATAGATTATATTGCCTTCTGCTTTTGGAAAAATTCCTGGTGATCCAGTTGCCATAGTATGTCTCTTTCGTTATCTATTTATTATAGGATTACAGCTTCAATTATTTTTTCGCCTGCATCTTCATTGGACTCAAGTGCAATCGCAAATACATCGGCAGTATTGCCCATTGCGGCTTGTGCTGTGCCGTTATTACCAGCTACTAAACGTTGTCCTTTTAATACTGAGCCTGTAACTCTAACTGGCACTCGCCCTTTTAGTGCGATAGCAGTTCCGTTAGTCAATTCGCTATTCATTAAATAGGCAGGTTTTTCAGATACCGGACCCAATGCACGGAATCCCACTTGACACGCAGTAACTTCTTTGGCGCCGCCCACCATTAAAACTGTGCCAATTGGGTAGTCAGCGTCTGCAAGGTAATTTTCTGCTAAGTCAGCGTACTTTGCCTGTAATGCGACACCAGTGAAATTGTTGGCCACCAAGTCGCCACTACTGGTTCTAGAAGCTATTGTGTTGTTGCCAGCCGCTTCAGATGCTGTTCTGTAATTGCCACCAACATTTAAACTATCAGCTTGTGTTGCTGTTCCATTGAAACTAGTAGCATACACTGTTGCAAATCTTAAAGGAGTGCTTCCTGCGCCAGCTGTTAACGATCCAATGTTTGAAACGTTGTTCGATCCTGGTAATATATCAGAGCCAACTAGTTTCAATGGCGTTTTAACACCACTAGATGTAGTTTGGAATATAATCGTGTCGCTTAGTTGATTTTTAATTGTAGGAACAACACCATCAATGTATACTGCAAGGTCATTGTCATTGCCAACTGTATAGCCAACATCAGCAAACCGCTGAACAACTGTTGGATACGAAGATGCATCGTTTCTTACAAAACTGGAAGCTGAAACTCCACCTAATTTTTCTGAGTTACTTGCAGTTCCCCAGAATCTAAAATCAGTACTGGTCACACCAGCAACATTAACACCAGCTGTAGTGTTTGGTGTGTTGACTAAAGTAAGACCTTTCTTAATTACGCTAAAACCTGTAATAGGGTTAGTTGCTGTTTTTAAAGTAAACTCATCAGGTGAAATTACATACACAGTGGCATTGTTGGCAATAGCTTCAATAATAGCGTGTGGCGCATCACTTTCATCCACTACACTTCTAGATCTCAATTGTGTAAGGCCAGCATCTGCAACTGCTTGTGGACCAACTAGAGTAAACCCAGTTCCGTTCCATGCATATAACTGCTTGGTACTTGAGTTGAACCAAAAATCACCCACAGAAAGTCCTGTTGGTTCTGCGGTTCCAACTTCTGCTCCGCCGGTAGTTCTAAACTTGGTGCCATCATAAAACTTTAGCTTTTTATTGGCACTATCGTACCAAACTTGACCAGTAGTTTTCTTTGCAGGTTCAGTAGAATTTGCAAAATTTTCTAATAAAAATACAAAATTTTCATTTTGAACTTCGCCATAACCAGCGTAATTTTTACCAACGAGTTTGACGTCAAAGGTACTATCAACAGTTCCGTCTTCGACAACTGCCGCTAAATTACCATTGTATTTGTTAATATTGTAAGGCATTCCTTAACCCCTTTTGTATATTTATGTTAAACTGGCACATTACTGTATGCCCATCCTCTGTTTGAACCAGTGTACACAAGTGTAAAAGCCGCCCCTTGAGTTGATACCGTCAAATCTGCTGTTAATTTATTAATTTTTGAACCATTCCTGCCAATAGTTAAAGAATATGATGCAAAACCGTTATTTCCGCCACCATCAATAAATGCCACCCTGTCCCCAACTGATGGGCTTGCTGGAAGTATTACTGAGACTGCCGCTGACGTTGTATCAATTACTAGTTGATCTCCACTTACTGCTGAATAATTGCTGGTTTTTGTTACCCATTTTGTTTTAAGATTCCCACCAGTTAGGGTTAAATCACCAGAAACCGTAATGCTGCCAGTAATATCTAAAGCTGATGCAGGTGAGCTGTTGAAAATGCCTACCCTTTGATTAATAGCATCTATTGAAATAGCCTCTAGAGTGGCACCTCCACTACTTTTTACTTTAATTTTAAAATTCTGTCCAGGAGTTATACCAACTAGCTCAAACGCATCATTAGTAATTCTAACTTCATTATTTTGACTTGGTCCAAATACTAAAGGTTTTGTATTTTGTATAGTCAATGTTGACAACATTGATGTGTTTCCACCAGATGCTTCTGTACTTACAAAACTATTAGTAGTTTTAGAAGCACCGCTTGGGCTTACTAATGCGTCTGCTTTTGATGCCGTCACATAGAATTTTGAACCCTCTAGCGTAGACGCATTAAACCCTTTTTTTACTACTCCAGTGAATCCGCTAATTGCAGTTTTTGGAGTAAACTCTTCTTTGCTAAAGATACCAAATAATGTTTGATTAACCCAAAACTTAACAACGTGTTTCAAATTACCCGTTGCATCTAAAATACTAACCACTTCGGGTCCTGAAATACCCTGTTCATCAGTATAAAGCGGCCCAGCCAACAACAGATCAGATCCGTCATAAAAATACAACTGATTTTTTTGATTATTGATCCATAAATCACCCTGGATAAAATTAGTTGGTGTTATACTAGATACTATTGGACCGCCACTGGTTCTAAATCCAGAACCATCATAAACCTTTAATCGGCTGTCTGTTGTATCATACCAAATTTGTCCAATTATTGGGTAGTTAGGTGCGCTACTGTTTGCAAAATTTTCTAATAAATGAACTAAATTTTCATTAAACACCTCACCATAATTAGAAACGTTTTTTCCAATTAAAGTTAAATCAGTACTCAGTTGGTCAACTTTTGAATCATCTAGTTGTATTAGGATCGAACCGTTTGTTTTATTAATTGTATATGCCATTATGCAATCCTACCTGTGAATATAATATACTTAATTGCCTGATAATGATTAGTAATACTAATAGGCACGTTTAATGTAGTTGATGCAATATCATCCATATATACTCCACCGCTATCCACCATTAGTTGCCCCTGGCCAATTGCTGTTAGACCATTTGAAGCTTCAGCATTGGAAGCTGTTGGATTACCTGCTCTTGGTGCAACAGCATAAAACTGCTCACCAGTATTACTTTTAAGATCATGAACGTGTTCTGGAAGATTATTTTTAGTTATTGAAATCTCAGATCTTCCGCCCGTGCCTCCTAAAATATCAGCTGAAGCATCAGTTACTCTGTCAGCACTCGCACCAGCTGATGAATTAGACATGTTGTCCAATCCTAGAGGAAATCTACCTCTTAAATCAGGTAGTGCAAATGTTCCAGACCCTGTTAATAAACTCAATGCTTTATAACTGTATTGTAACACAGCAAATAAATCTGGGTACGTTGAAATTAACACTTCACTACCATCACATATTAAATAACCTGTAGGAATTGCTATTCCAGCAAATGGAAGAATGGATCCAGTAGGCATTGTTGCAACGTTCTTTAAGAATGTTGTTTTACTAAGCCTCTTTAAGGAGCCTGATCTGTTAATAATAAATTCATCAGTTAGTAAAGAATCAGTTGTTTCTGTTTTGTTTGCAATAAAACTACTGCTAATAATGCCAGTTAATACAACTTTACCAGATACAGTGGACCCGTTGTAGTTTATACCAGTACTTACTACGTCACTTGCTTGTAATATGTTTCCAGTACCATCTAATCTATCACCCAAACTAAATTCAGTTGTTGATGTTAACCCAGTTGCCGTACCTGAAATATTTCCAGTTACAAATCCAGTTACGTTTGCTGTAATAGAATTTGCAACCACTTCATCAGCATATATTTTACTCCAACGCACTGCATTGGATCCTAAATTATATGTATTTGTTGTTTTTGGTAGTGCATCTTCTAATGTGCTTGTACCTGTAACATTCAACCCAGTGCCAATACGCAAGGATTTAGCAATACTTGCACCACCAGCAGTTGAAATGCTTCCAGTAGTTAAACTAGTAGCATCATCAGTGCCAGTAACTAAAATTCTTCCATCAGTTCTTATATTTCCTGATACATCAAGTCTTTCACTGGGATTAGTCTTATAAACACCAACGTTTGTGTTACTGTCAATTCTTAAAACAGTTTCTGTTGCTGATGAACCTTTAAGTTTAAAATCTATGCTGGAGCCAGAAATTTTATTTGTAAAGACTGCTGAATTACTATCAATTGCAATAGACAATGATAAATCGCCGCCAATACTTACACCAGCGTTATTTCTTACATTAAATCCATAATTTGTAGTACTTGCTTGATCTGCTCTTAAAAAATTAGTAGC